TCCGCATTCTGCCGAAGACGCAGGCGACGCCCGTATCGCAACAGTTGAGGCAACAGCAACCAGTACGGCGTCTGCTCAACAGCAGGGGCCAACCTTTTCTTGTGACGGAGCGTAGATAGATGGCGAAACGAGTGAATCCTTTAAGTGTTGACAAACCGGTCGTTGCCGACTGGTCGCAAGGACCAGAAAACCCGGTTGACCTCCTAAGGGTGGCAATTGACCATGTAGGAAATCGAATCGGCTACGCATTGCCAGACGTTGACGGCGAAGAGCCGCAAGCCCCGCAGGTGGTCGAGTCGACGGCGATCGTAGAAGTGCCGCTAGGCGTTGTTTCGGGGTTGGGCTACGTGTCAAGACGTGCCGACGTAAAGCTAAGCCGCGATCAGTGCTTGACACTTCGGGCGCTGCTCAGAGGCTTGCAGGATCGCGGCGAACAATTGCAAAACGGGCGACCGGTGACAAATTGCACCTCGGCGGTGCAGTGGATGCTTGAGAAGATTGCATCCAGTGCCGATAAACCGTTTGTCGGATCTATCTAGCAATTCGCGTCTCGTGCCCTAGCATCAGGGCATGGTGATTGCGGACATCGAATCCGATCTAATTGAGTACGCCGATTTCGAAGAGGTCGGCAGCGTCGCGCGGGCCAAGCTATTCATCACGGCGGCTAAGCGTTGGCTTATTCTTCGCCCGGAATCGGCAAGCAATCAATCTTCGTCTTTGTCAATCGGCAAAGACTCTGTTCAGGAGCTTATGCGACGTGCTCAGGATTACGTCGCGGCTAACGGCACGACTTCTGGCGGTGGCCGAAATAGCGTGCGGTTCCTCAGTGCGACGAGGTTCCGCTAATGGGCAAGTACAAAGACGCTAGGGGCATTGCGGCGACGTTCGATAAGATCCGGGCCGACTATGACATGAGCCGGGAGAACCGGTTCATCCGTCGCCGCACTGGCGTTAATCCGCAAGGCACCGGGCCGAATTATCACTACCGCACCGAGGACAAGTACTACGCGGACATCGAGCAAGCCCGCGACATGGACCGCAACGACGGGCTAGTCGGCACGCTAGTTGATCGCCGTGTCGACAACATCGTCCAAAGCGGCTTCGTTCAGCATCCGGCGACGGGCGATAAAGGGCTAGACCTCGAACTCTACAACCGCTGGGAGTCTTTTTCAAACGACCCGGACCAATGCGACGTAGCCGGAGAATTGACCTGGAAGGAAATGGAACGGCAGGCGTGCCGGTCGGAATCGATCGACGGCGACATCGTTGTTCTCGGGACCGAGGACGGGTCTTTTCAACTTGTCGAAGCCCATTCGATTAAGACCAAGAGCAGAATTGAAAACACCTTCCTCGGAATCACGACAGATCGATACGGCAAGCGGATTCAATACCATATTCTCGAAGAGCTTAATGAGTTTGGCCTAAAGGGGGAATCGCGTCCGGTTGACGTTCGCGATAGCGAAGGCTTGCGGCAAGTCTTCCATGTCTACAACCCAAAGCGGGTTAGGCAGAATCGAGGCGTCACGCAGCTCGCCCCAGTGTTTGCATACTCGGGGATGCTCGAAGACATCAACTTCGCGAAGCTTGTTCAACAACAGGTGGTTTCGTGCTTCGCGATCTTCCGCAAGATCGCTGCGGGCTCGCCTTCGATTCCTTCCGTCGATGGCATGTTCGGCGATGCTTCAACGCAACCGACCGGAAGCGGTGTTAGGCAACTCGAAGGCATTCAGCCCGGCATGATGATTGACGGCGTGCCCGGCGAAGAGTTGCAAGGATTTAGCCCAAGCGTGCCGAACGCGGAGTATTTCGACCAAGTCAAACTTATCCTTCAGATCATCGGCGTTAACTTCGGTCTGCCGCTGTGCTTGGTTTTGATGGATGGCAGCGAAACGAACTTTAGCGGTTGGCGTGGTGCCGTTGATGAGGCCCGCAAAGGCTTTATCGCCGACCAGTTGAACTTAGTTCGGCGGCTTCACTCGCCCGCTTGGCGGTGGTGGGTATCGCGGTTGATTGAAAACGAACCCGCGATGCGGCGAGCGTCAAGGCGGTCAGGTGTCGATATCTTCGGTCACGTTTGGAACTTGCCGACGTGGTCTTATATCGAGCCAGTAGCCGATGCAGAGGGCGACGCAACGCAACTTCGTAACGCTCTAACGAGCCCACGAAGGATGCACGCGGCTCGTGGCAAGGACTGGGAGACGATCGCCGAAGAGATCATCGACGATAACGTCTATGCGATCGAGCGAGCTAACAAAGCGGCGGCAAAGATCAACGCGACAAACCCGCTGGCACCGGTGACGTGGAGAGACCTTATCCCGCTTGCGATGCCAGCAGGTACCACGATGGCGATGCAGGACCCGAACGCCGTTGCGGTGCAGGAGTCAGCGGCCGGAAGCGAAACCGAAGCGGCTACGCCGACTGGCGAGTTTGCTGGCATCACTCGCCAGCAATGGAACCGCAACCGTAAGGCAATTAAGGACGTGCTAGACGAAATGATCGCCCGCACGACAAGCGAAGCGGCTGCCCGTGTTTTTCTTGGCGGAATCGGACTTTCGCAGGCATCGGTAGACGCACTGATCGCGGATGCAAAGGACGGAACGGTCGAAACGCCGGAGGTGATCGAAGGTGTCTAAGGTTATCAAGATTGATGGGCTGATCGGGACTAAGCCAAACGAGATTTCGGCGTCCTACATTACGTCGCAACTGCCGGAAAACGGCACCGAGCCGATCGAAATTGAGATCCACTCCGAAGGCGGTAGCGTGATCGAAGGCTTCGCGGCATACGACGCGATCGCGGCCTACCAGGGACCAAAAAAGGTTTCGGTTAAGTCGTCTGCGTTTTCGATCGCTTCATTCATTGCGATGGCTGGCGATGAAATCGAGATCACGCCGAACGGATATTTGATGATTCATCGGCCTTACCTTGGCACGGAAGGCGACGACGAAGAGTTAGCGAACGAAGCCGAATTGCTTCGCGACATGCGTCAAAAAATGACCGCGGCCTACGCCAGGAAAAGCGGGCTAAGCGAAGAGGCAATCGGCGAAATGATGAAGCGAGACACGTACTTAAACGCCGAAAAGGCGTTGTCGCTTGGCTTCGTCAATCGGATCACCGACAAACCAATTTCGGGTCGACCGCTGGCCCGTATGGAATCAATGCCGCACGGTGTTGTTTTGGCGTTATGTAGCGCCAAGCCAAGCGGCGAAGAACCGAGCAAGGCTAAGGAGAAATCTATGTCCGACGCTCAACCAGTCGCCGCAACTCTCGAAGAAATCGAAGCGGCTTATCCGAAGGCCAAGCCGGATTTTGTCTTGGCTTGCCTCAAGAAGCGAATGCCGATGGCCAGTGTGGCAACGGCAGCCGTCGAAGAAATGATGCGGGAGAACGCGGAGCTAAAGGCTCAAATCGCAGCGATGCAGGAAGAGATGGGCAAGGCGAAATCCGTCGAACATGGCGACATGGAGACGGAAGAAGAAGATGAAGTGCAAGAGATGGCACAAGCCAAGGCAAAGGGCGTCAAGCCGATCGCCAAGGCTAAGTCAACCGAAGGCATTTCCGCCCGTGCCCGATGGGACGAGGCAGTTGCTTCGGCCTTGGGCAAATGTCGCAACGATCGCCGAAAGGCGGTGGCACTTGCCAGACGCGAAAACCCTGGACTCGCCGAAGCTCTAGTCGCCGAAGCCAATGTCCGCTGATTACACCACAAGCCAAAAAAGGAACTGAAACATGAGTCAGTATGTTGACGGAAACCTACGCGGTTTCATCGCAGACGAAGCGATCGCACAGCACCTTCGGGTAAAGCTTGACAGTGACGGCCGCGTCACCGTCGCGGGATTGACCGACCGCGACATCGGAACGGCAGAGACGGCCGCTTATGCCGCTGGCGATCCAATCACCGTTCGGCTTCGGACGGCAGCAGGGACCGCGAAGATGGTTTCGATTGAAGCCGTGACCGTTGGGTCACTGGTTTACACCGAGGCCAACGGCAAGGTTCAAGACACCGCGGCATCGACGGCTTTCCTCATCGGCACGGCACTGGAAAGTGCAAGCGGTGACGGATCGGTGATCGAAGTGCTTCGGTACAGCCACGGCGATACCGCTGTTACCTGATCGGCTTTTCACACAACACAAAGGAGAATTGAAACATGGCATCACCTATCACCAGTTTGGCAACCCTTCGACCCGACCTCGCATCGTATTTCGAATACGATTTGGAGGCCGACCGTTCGGGCTACGTCGCGGCGCGAGTGCTTCCGGTTATGGAAGTGCGGAGCGCCGCCGGCAACTTCGGGAAGGTCAAGCTTGAAGACCTTCTGCAAAAACGGGACACCTTGCGGACGTCCGGCAGTGCTTACAACCGCGGAAACTTCCAATTCGACGACGCGGTCTACGCGACGCGCGAACAGGGGGCAGAAGAGGTTGTGGACGACAACGAAGCCCAAATGTATGCGGATTACTTCGACCTGGAGCAAGTCTGCACGGCAAGGGCCTATTCTGCCGTACTTCGCAGTGCCGAGCAGCGGGTTGCAAGTGCGATCTTCAACGCGACGACGTGGAACGGCTCCAGTCTAACGACCGCGATCACGAACGAGTGGGACACCAACCACACGACAAACGCGGTTCCGATCAATGACGTTGAGGCCGCGGTAAACAAAGTCTATGACGCCTCGGGCTTGTGGCCCAATGCGTTAATTATCAACCGCAAGGTTTTTCGGAACCTTCGAAACCTCGATCAGATTATCGAGCGGATCGAAAGTGCCGGGGCTGGCAACGCAAGCAAGCCTAGCGACATCACCGCCGAGATGCTGGCGAGGGTGTTCGATCTAGACTTCGTGATCATCGCCGGGTCGTCGAAGAATGGAGCGGATGAAGGGCTGACCGCAACGCCGGAGCAAATCTGGTCTAGCGAGTACGCGATGGTTTGCAAAGTCGCGACGGGCAACGACATGCGAGAGCCTTGCATTGGTCGCACTTTCCACTGGTCCGCAGATGGATCGTCCATCGGCGGCACGGTCGAGAGCTACCGCGAAGAAGGCGTCCGCGGCAACGTGATCCGAGTTCGGCACCAAGTCGCCGAAGTCGTGTTGCACGCCGAAGCGGGCCACCTCCTTAGTAACGTGACCACGCTCTAAGGTTTGAAATGGCAACGGTTTTCGATTCTCACTTCGCCTCAGTGGGGTTCCCCGCATTGCTTGAGCAGTTCGGGGAGTCGATTACCTACTTGCCACGCAGCGGGGGGGCGAGGCCGATTACCGCCATCATCGACCGCGATCCCCCCGCCGTTTTGGATGCCACCGGAAATAGTCTTTTTCCGTTGGCGAACATTCGGGTTTACAACTCTTGCCGATCGGGCATTTCATCGAAAGAACTCGACAGCGGCAAGGACGAAATCGAGATGCTAATCAGGATCGGTGACACGATACCGAAGCGGGTTAGCATCATGCAGATGACCGCACAAGATAGCGGCGTAACGGCCTTTTCGGTGGTGTAATGAGCGAACCAATAGTCGAGCAAATCATGACGAACGTTAGGACGCGGCTAGCGGCCTACACGTCGGCGTATCGCTCGCCGAAGATCGCA